GATGACTTTCAGACGCGGGTTGACCTCGCGGAGGCCGGCGATGAACCGGCGGTACATCCCGTCAGAGTCCGGGGACAGGAGATGGCATTCGTCGATCAGCACCAGGTCTCGCCAGCCGAAGATGTGCGGCTTGCGGAACACCGACTGGATGCCGGCGACGGTGATCGGGTCGCGGCTGCGCTTCTGACCGAGGCCTGCGCTGTATAGCCCCGCCGGGGCATCGGGCCAGAAGGCCGTGATCTTCCCGAAGTTCTGTTCGAGCAATTCTTTGACGTGCGAAACGACCATCAGCCGCTGGTCCGGCCAGGAAGTGAGGATGGTCTTGCACAGGGCCCCGATGATCACGCTTTTCCCGCTGCCGGTCGGCAAAACAAGCAAGGGGTTGCCCGAATGGTGCTCGAAATACTGGAACAGCCCGTCAATAGCCCCCTGCTGGTAGTCACGAAGCTGCATAATCAGAACGCTGCTATCCCATGGCACGCTCCGCGGAAGTCGCACCATTTGCATTTAAAGAACTCGGGTCTCTCGCTCAATCGGGCCGGGGCCTCTCCCGCGGAGAGGATTCGCTTGGCTTTGGCCAGGAGCGCCTTCGCCATCACCGGGTTGGGCTCGGTCCGGCACGAATCGAACTCCCGCCCTCCTGGCGTGCTCACGGTCAGGTAATGCCGGGTAAGGTCCATCAGTTCCATATAAAGGACGCCCTGCGCGTAGTACACCGGGTCCCATGCGGCCAGCGCCGCCTTCTCGCCCACCGTGGACTTCAGCTTCCGCAACTCGTCGTATTTTTTCTGGCCGACCTGCTTGTGCTCCCAGACATGGGGAGTAAGCGGAGCCTGCAGAAGCCCCCTGATGACGCCATCGACGTGCCAGCCGAACCGGCCGTCGAAGAGCGTGCCGCCGATCTGGCCGCCCGTCTGTTCGTCCACCGTCCACAACTCGACGCCCGGAACCATCCGCAGTCGCTCGGCCATGACCGCCTCGCCGCGGTGGCCGTCCTCGAAACGCTTGAGGCTGGCCGCGTCGAACGGCTTGCGCGGGACTTCCTGCCGTATCGAGTACCAGAGCTTCCGCTCGCACTCATCGCCGATCGCGGACGCCCCGAGGTAGGAGCGGCGCGGCTCCAACGCCGCTCTCCGCTCCAACTCCCGGTCGATCGCCGCGAGAGTGGGGTCAACCACTTCGGGGATCAGGGCCATAGGCTACTTCTTCGCCCAGGCCGGGGCGGCCTTGGCGGCAGCAGGAGCACCCGTGCCGGCCGAGGCCGAAGCCGTGGCAGCCGCACGTTCACCAACGGCTTCGTAGCCCTTGATGATGTTGCGGGGGTTGTAGCCTTCCTTCTTCTCAACGTCGACCTTGATCATCAGCGGGCGGTTATGCAACTCGTTCGAGTCCTTAACGCGCAGCTTGCCGATCGCGTGGCAGATCGCCGAGAAATCCTTCTGGGCGATCTCCTGTGCGACCGGGTTGCTATTGACCAGGTTGAGGTTGTTGAAGATCAAAGCGCCGTCGAAGGTCCCCTCGATCACCTTAAAGGTCATGGCGAGAAGACGGTCGTTAGCTCCTTCGGAGCCGTATTGCTGCGCTTCGGCCGCCTTCTTGGTCGGCTTCACGTCGCTGGCCTCGATGATCGCCTTATACCAGCCCGGCGGGATGACCTCGCGAGGTTTCGAGGGCTCGACGGCTTCCGCGTTAAATTCTTGTCCTAAAAATGCCATTGGTAGTTCCTTTCGTAAGTTGATAGGTTATCAAGCCGCCTCGGCGCTCGCCTCGGAAGCCGGAGGCTCAGACAGCGCGGCTGCCATCGCCTCATTGAACGCTCCCCAGGAAAACGGCAGCTCGGCGGGGAGACCGTACCGATTGCCAGCCATAAAGGCAGGGCTTTCGACCGTGTGGAGCACACGGTCACCGGCCCGGCCTTTGGTGACTTTCTTCTTGAAGCCCACATCCTTCGCGTCGATGTAGACGTCCTGATTCGCGAACAGCAGGCAGTCCGACCACTCCGTGAGGATGGCGGCGGACTTCGCGTGCAGCTTGAGCTGGTGCCGGTCGTAGGAGTCGGTGAGCGGGTTGTCGTAACGCTTCACCTGGTCGTGAGCGATCAGCACGACGGCCATGCCCTTGTCGTTACGCAGGGCGGTGAGTCCGTCGAACAGCTGCTTCCAGAGGTTGACCGCCGCGACGTAACCCGCCCCATAGCCGATGTCCTCGATGGACTTCTTGCCGGCTTCCGCAGCTACCTGCTGGAAGATGAGGGCCTCGAGCCAGTCGGCCGAGTCTATGATGACCGTGGAGAACGGGTGGTCCTGGGTGTAGAGGGCCTCGACCGAACCGATCACGTCGCCGTAGGACGCAAGTTTGTCCTTGGCGATGCGCGCGACGTTCAGAGCACCGGACCCACCCTCGATGTCGAGGATGATGGCGCCTTCGATATCGGCGGCGAACGTGGTCTTGCCGATCTTCGGGGGACCGTAGAGCACGATGCGCGGGGGGAGGATGACGCGGGAGGCTTTGATTTCTGCAAGGTTAATGGGCATTGGGAGTTCCTTTCGTTGCTATGGGGTGGCGACCGGGGCCGGGGTCGTCAACCCCGGTGAAGTGTGACGCACCCCGGTCATGGAGCTATGCGGCGTCTTTCACGCTGAACGCGGGCTTCTTCGGCTTCAGCGTGAGAGCGGGCTGGATCTGCTTGTAGGCGTCCGGCAGGTTATCGCGCAGGTAGTTGATGGCCTTGCCGTCCGGCTTCCAGATGCCGGTGAACGGGAACGGCACCGATGCGTCCCAACCCTCATACGCGGCGTTGAGCTGCTCCTGCGACCATTCCTCGCTGAATCCGGTGGCGATCTTCATGCCCGTGGGCAGCGTGTGCGTGCCCTTCTCGGGCAGATCGGCATGGACCAGTTCGTAGATCTGCGACTCGATGGCAATGCGGCGGGCGTTCGCTTCGTTTTCTTTTTGCTTTTCGATCTTCCACGCATCGGTGAGAAGGGCGAGTTGCTGTTTGGTGCTATCTTCCATAAAGGCTCCGTAAGTTGGTTGTTGCATAAATAGATAATTCGTAGTAAGACGGACATTAGATGCAACGAAATGCAATGTCAAGCAATATTATGCGAGGTATTATGGAGCTATGGAACGCTAAGCAGACAGCCAGGTTTTTGGGTCTTACATACTCCCAGCTCTGGCGAATAATCGGCGAGGGTCTGCCCCATCCGCCCTATATCGTGGTCGGCGCTCGCAAGCGATTCGTTCGTTCCGAGGTTGAGCGTTGGGTACTGGAAAACCAGGTCTCCAGCCCTGCATCGGCCCCGGACGCCGGTAAGCCTGTATGACCCGCAGCCCCTTCCAGATCGCGGCGCCTGACCTGCGCTCACGCGGATATTCCGTCATCCCGCTTGCGCCGACCCAGAAATACCCGACCATCGAGCGCTGGTCGGAGTTCTGCTCACGCCTCCCCTCCAACGAGGAGCACGGCCGCTGGCTTGGCTGGGTAGCGTCTAACGTCGGGCTGTGCCTCGGCTCGGCCAGCGGCGTCATCGCCCTGGATTTCGACGACGACATCGACAAGCTCCACGCCAGCATCATCGCCGTGATCCCGGATTCCCCGGTCAAGAAGCGGGGCGCGAAGGGTTTCACGGCCTTTTACCGCTATTCCGGCCAGCGCAGCCACGGCTACAGCGTCCGGGGGACCCGCGTGCTCGACGTCCTTTCCGAGGGCCGTCAAACCGTCTTGCCGCCTTCCCTGCACCCGTCCGGCGGGGCCTATGAGTGGATCACACCGCTGACTCTGGCCGACATCGCCCCCGGCGATCTCCCTGAGATCCCGGCCGCGTCCATGCAGGTGATCGCCTCGCTTTTCCGCCCGGAGCCGGTAAAGCCCGCTCAGCGGCAGAGTTTTCACGATCCGTACCGCGAGACCGATCTGGCGGACATCGCCGAGGCCCTGCGCTGCATCCCCGCCGACGACTACGACGTCTGGATCAGGATGGGCATGGCGCTGCGCCAGCACCTCGGCGACCGGGGCATGGAGCTCTGGGACCAGTGGTCGGCGACCAGCTCCAAATACGACTCCCGCGAGATCCCGAAACGGTGGAGGAGCTTCAACCGGGGGGACATCACCATCGCCAGCCTCTTCTACACGGCGATGGACCACGGCTACATCCATCCCCGGCGGGTCCCCGACCGCTCCGCTCTGCCGCAGGTCGAGATCGAGGAAGGCGGCAATCTTCGCCCTTTCGTAGCGGGCCGCGTGGATTCATCGCCCGATCCCGCGGCCATCATCCTGAACCCTCCGGGCCTGGTCGGTAAGATCGCCCGTTGGATCAACGCGACGTCGATCTATCCGCAGCCGATGCTGGCGGTCGCGGCAGCGATCACGGCAGCCGGTGCCGCCATGAGCCACAAGATCCAATCGCCGACCAGGTTGCGTACGAACTTCTACGCCATGGGTCTCGCCCCCAGCGGCGCCGGGAAAGATCACGCCCGCGATTGCGTCACGACGCTTCTTTGCAGGTCGGGCCTCGATGGGCTGATCGGCGGCACGCCGGCCAGCGGGGCGGGCATGCTGACCGCCCTCAGGGAGGGCGGCGGCAAGTGCCTCGTGCTCTGGGACGAGTTCGGCCGCGTGCTCAAGAACCTCACGCACAAGAACGCCGGCAGCCACCAGCGGGACATCCTGACCTACCTGGTCGAGCTGTTCTCCTCGGCCAAGAGCATGTACGCCGGGGTCCAGTACGCGAACCACGACGGCAAGATGAAGCGCACCCCCATCGAGCAGCCCTGCCTGTCCGTCTACGCCACGACCGTCCCGGAGCGGTTCTTCCAGACCCTGACCTCGGACGATGCGATCGACGGCTTCCTGGCTCGCTGGATGGTGTTCGAGTCGAGGGACTATACCCTGAAGCCCGCGACGCCGGCGGGGGACGTGAACGATCCGCCCGAGGATCTGTTGGCCGAGCTGCGCCGGTGGAAGGACGCGCCGAGCAATTACGACCCGAGGGGGAATATCGACGGGGTCTTGCGGATCAGCCCGATGGTGGTCAGCTACGAGTCCGAGGCCGAGCAGCTGATTGCCTCCTACGCCGAGGCG